CTTATAATAGATTCTACACTAAACCAAAATCTTTGGTTATCGTTTTCAATAGTTTTAATTTGTTTTGTTATATTATCTATAGATTGCTTCTTCTCCTTAGATGTATATATATCAATATTATAGTTATTTTTCAATGTTTTATCAATGACTGTTTTCGGATCTTCACGATATAATTCATCATATGTTTTGGAAACTTGTTGTGATGCTTGACCAAAAAAATTCTCTACAACTAATTTAGCACGATCCACTAATAGTGCTTCTTGAGAATCACTATCTACTTTATTTTTTGCGATGTTTATAAATTCATTAATAGGATCTTTATAACTTATTTTAAAAGCAATATATATAGTATTTAAAATAATTAATATACTAAAAAATAAAATGGGCAACCATCCAATTTGTTCTTTATTTCCAGAAATATCACATCCTGAAATATCTTTGCGAAATTCATTTATAAAACAATAAATATTTAATGCTACAAATGCCATAAACGGAATAATAAATATAATACTACCAAAGATTTTACAATATTTTATGTTTTGTATAAGTTTTTTAATATTTTTAATATTTGTAATTTTTTTTTTAACTTCTTCTTTATCAGTTTCTTGTGGTTCGTCTAAATAATCTTTATTTATGATTTTATCAAGATCAATCGAATGATTAATTTTATAAGGTGAATACCAATCAAAAAAAGGGAAAAAAAAATTAATTATCTTTCTCATTGTAGAAGGAATTATTAATTTATATTCATCGTCAACGTATCTAATATTATCATAATTTATTTTTTGATATAAATAAGTTCCACTATCTTTCGCTTGTTTATTAAATGAGTTAAAATTATTATTTTTATATAAAGCAATAACATAAACAAGACATGGTATAATTAATATTAAAATAAATGTTGTTATTAATACTCCATAATAACCGTTTATATATTTGTCATTATCAGAAAATACAAATATAGATGCAACACACACTGGTAGAAAAATAAGAATATCATAAAATATAAAATACCATTCATGTCTTTCTAATTTGTTATAAATTTTTATTAGATTTTCTTTAAATTTATCTAGATTTTCTTTAAATTTATCAGAAAAATCCATGTATTATATATTCAAAAATATTATAAATACTAAAATTTATTCTTTAATGTAATTTTCTTTGCATAAATTTTTTATTATTTTGCCTTCTATATTTTTTATTGGTTTACCTATTGTTGTAATAGCTTTTGCATAAAATTCTTGTTTATTTTCATTGTCCATAAAATCAGGATTTTCTTTTGCCCAATGACTAACAGCATTATAATTTTTATTTGATGTTTTTTCTATAACTTGTTTTATTTTTGATTTGTCTTTGTCTTTTTCCCATACATCATTATCTTTTATATATAATGTTTCTCTTTTTATATCAGTACAATGTAATGGGCGTTCAGTTAAACTTAATTTACTCATATTTTCTATTATAACTTTACTCAACCCTTTTTCCAATCCATTTGTTTTTGTAAAATCTAACTGTTCTAATGAAACACATATTGATTTAACAAAATCACTCATATTAATAGCATTTTTACAATCCTCATTCAAAAATACATTTATATTAAAATTATTATTTTGTGTATTATTATTATTATTACCAATTCTAGGTATCATTTCTGTTATCTGTTTACTTTGATCAGTAATAATAGTTCTTAATTCTTTGTTTTCTTTTATAACAGTTGAAATCATATTTTTAAATTCATCTTTTTGTATTTCTAAAACATCAGTTAATACGTTTGTTAAATCGTTGTTGTTACTATTATTATCATTATCATTATCATTTTCATATGGACAGTTGATATTGTGTCTATTAAGAGTATATCTAGTTTTAAATGATTTTCCACAATTACAGAAATAACTAGACATATTAATATCAGTTAAATCTATTTTTTCACAAACAATATTTTTACCATTATGTATACATCGGTTTTTATGATAATATAAACCTTGACGAGTTTTGTAAAATTTACCACATTCACATAGATATTCATTTTGATTTTGATTTGTTTCTTTGTTATTCAATTTTATATGTTTAATAGTTAAACAATGTTTTTTGAAATCTCCTTTTTTTGTAGTAATATAATTACATGTAATACATTTATATTCTTCTGTTGTTTTTTTATCCATTATATATTTATATTTATATTTATATATATATATATATATATATCTATACGTATATGTATAGATATATATATATATATATCTTTAAATAACAATAAATAGTTATATACTAGAAAGTTATAATAATATTAACAATAATAATTATCAAACTGGTATATTAGGTTGATATATTTTTAATTTTAAAATTGATGTAAAACTGTTTTTATACATTTTTATAATACCTCCATTGTTAAATATATATATAAATAATAATAAATAACAAGAAAGTGCTATTAAACTAAATCCAGCAATAGCTAAACCTAATTTATTTGTATTATATGATACCAATGTGTAAATAGAACAGGTTGTAATTATTGAAACTGATGTACAGAAACAAAATGAATATGTTAAATTTGTTTTTATATTAAATTTTTTTGTAACTACATAATTTGCATTCCTATATGGAATCAAACAAACTGGACAATTTAATTTACCGGTTTTAAATATTAATTCTTGCAAACATTCTTTATGTATAATCCTTTCTATGCAATTACAATCTGATTTCCAAGGAATAGGAAATGTTGACGCACATATATAACATTCAGTATCATATTCATTATTATTATTATTACTAGATTCTAGGTCTGTCATAATTAATTTATAAAATATATTATATGTTATATCATACTAAATCTATAAGTTATTTTTAACAATATATTAAATTTTGATAAAAATGTAAACAAAAATCAAAAAATGTCGCATATAACAATGAATACGTCAGCTATACATACTATATATATATATATTATTACGATATATGATTTTGAGAGTTTTTTAACATAATCCTTTACATTTTTTTACAAATATATCTAATTTATATATGATAAAAAATTATACATATATATATTATTACGTTAAATGATACCGAGAGTTTTTTTACACATTTATTTACAATTTTTTTACAAATTTCTCTCACACGATACAAGATGATAATTTAAATTATTATACATTATATATAAATATATTAATGCATATATGATAATACTATTAATTTTTTATAATTATGTAAAGAAAAATATTTACAACTTTACATCATAATTTTATTAATACATAAATTTATGTTATACATTATCAGTTAAATAATGAAAAAGTCGCAAATTGCACATTTTCTTTACATTTTTGCACATTTCTCTCAATCCGCACCATATAAGGCGGGATTTTAAATGATTAAAAATATAAGAATGTTATCGAATATGATTTGGCGACTTTTTTCATTTTTTTTCTTTACATTTTTGCACATTTTTTGCACATTTTAAATTATGCTAATAAAATATATATTATATATATAAAAACAATATCAATTATGATAACCTATTTATACTTTAAAATACCATTAAAAATATGTAAAGAAAATCCATATTTTTGCGACTTTTAAAAAAATGAAATTTTTGAAATTATTTGAAATTATTTGAAATTATTTTTTTTCATATTTTTTATAAAAAAAAGCTGAAAGCATAAATGATAATAAAATGAAAAACATAAAAAAACATAAAAAAAAAATTAATTTTCAAAAGTATTTTCCAGAATCTAAAATAGGACATTTATAAATGTCCAAAACCATATAATTTGAGAATCTTTTTTTAAACTTTTTTTTTCACTTTTTTTTATATATATATATTAATATCTATTATGGTAATAGAAATAAAAAGGGTAAAAATCAGGTATTTTAAGTTTCATTTATTATACATATTGATTGTACAACTATGTATGTAGACATGAAATTTGTATATTGTACAACCTTATAATAATATATTCATAAAAAATTTTATAAAGATTTAAATTACTTATAATATTTTAAAATAATAATAGTAATAATAGTAATTTTATAATTTTTTTTATAAATTTATTATTAAATATTTGTACAAATAAGAGCGAACAAGTGTATTGTATAAATATAATAGACCATGTGATGTGTGGGTATTGTACAAAAAATAAACAATATCTAAATGAAATAAAAAATCAATAATATACTAGGTTATTAAGAGTAATTTTTTTGAATTATTATTATACATTGTATGAATCATATAAAATGTTAGATGAAAAAACATTTTTACCATATTTTCCAATGCTAAAAAATAGAGAGAAAATATGGTAAAAATATGTGAAGAATTGGATTGGACTTTTATACCAAATCCATAAATTTATATTAATATATAATATAATTTGATATATTATATATTAATGAAAATTTCTGAGCAACCTGGTAGATTTTTTGCTATATTATTATTTGCACCATATTTAATATATTGTGGTTATAAATATAAAGACCCTTTATTATTTTTTTTAGGAATTATATTTATTATTTATGAATTATTTTGGGTAATATTTTTTGATCCTAAAAATATAAATATAAGATTAAGTAACAACAACGATTTAACAAATGTATTAACTGATGTTTTATAAATACAAAAAGATGAAAATAATTAATATATTATTTAAGTATATTACTTAAAATTGTCAATGTATATTTGTTAATTTTTAAATAATGTTTTTATTTCTTCATTTGGATATTTATATTCTAAATCTGGTTGATCTTCTATACCATTTCTCAATAACTCATAATTACCGGTTGTTGTACATAAATTATAAATATTAAAATTATCGTTTATATCAAATTTATTTGTACGTGTAGAAAAATTAACACTAATACTCCCATCCACGCCACTTATTATTCTATGAAAAATACCGGCGGGCCACACAACCATTGCTGGTCCATCATAATATAATTTATCATTTTTATAAACCTTTTCGGGTGTGACAATAAATGATGCTTTTGTGTTTGTTTTAGTATCAAAAATATCTATATATCGCGTTCCTTGTAGCACTAATAAATTATCATCTTGTCCAGGATGCATATACCATGGTCTTTTTACAGGAATAGGCGAATCTTCAACTGGTCCAGGTGAAATAGAATTAGCTCCATGTATTACTCTATCAATACCACTGATTTTTGGAATATCGGATGGTACCATTTCATCAAACATTACACCTCTTGTTCGTCTTAAAATACGTAACGGAATAATACGATACATGTTATAATTAATATTAAATATAAGAAATTAAAGTTTAAGTTTTTTTTGAATTTAATTTTTTAATTCATCTACATTTATTTTACGATTATGAAGAGATATACATATTAAGTAATGAAAGAATTAAATGAATAATTTTTGTAGAAAAAGATAAATAATAAAGAGTATATTTATAAAAAAAATAGGTTAATTATGATATTTAAATTAATAAAAATATATCTTTATTAATAGCATTTTTCATATTGATTTTTGGAAATTTTTTATAATACGACGATCTCATTTGGTGTGACGCGTCAAACATTAACATTAGATTCTTATTAATAATAAATTCTTCAATATATTTATATTTTTTATTAATTATAATTAATGTTGCAGGTTGACCATGAATTTTAAACATTTCCCCATAATAATTTTCATTATTATTTTCATAATTATTTATATTCATTTTATGAAAATATTTATTTATAATATTTTCACAATTATGTGTTTTTTCCCATGATATATGGTTATCTTGTAGCGCGTTTGAACCCATTTCTACATTATTTTTTAAATAATTAACAAGCGGAATAGGCATATTTCGAACATGCAGACATAGCGGAATAATGATTAGAAAACTCATGATTATAGCATATGAATATAATCATTTATAAATATCAATTTTATTTTTATAGTTTAAAAATATTTAGTATTATTAACATATCACATATTTTATATATTTCAAACCTAATATATAATATTGAAAAACTTTATTTATTTATGATATTCAGAGAGACAAATAAAACCCAACAATAAATTAAAAAAATAGTCACATTCTATTATTTATAAAAAAAAATAGTGATTCACGATTTGGAGGATATGGTATTTTGCTAAATTCCGTTTGACAGTTATTACAGGACCGATTTTTACAGTAACGCATCAAGGAGGCCATCCCATGATCCGACGATAATACCGGAGTAATCCCATAACGACCGTGAGAATTATGTCGCAAGAATACACTGTGAATTGTTAAAGTTAGAAGGTGGTTAATGTGTGATAAAGATTGAGCTCAATGGTTAAACGCTATATATATATAAATATCTATATATTTAAAAATATGCGTTTGTAAATAATTCCTTTACTCCGGGCTAGAGAGTTGAGGTGATCAGTCCTATATGGAATATATTACCCGTTATTATCACGTTAGTTGGGGGATGTATAGAGTTTATTTTAAGGGGCTACCAGCCCCAACTGGTTAGAGCATTATTAGTTTCTATGAATACTTAGATATATAAATGATATATCAATTTCAATTTTTTAAAGAACTAACAAAAACGAATATACTATTTTAAAGTAAATTAATTATTAAATTCATCAACATTTATAATTTTATTTTTAATATGGATAAATTCTTTAGAATTTATATCTAAATTGCCTGAGCCAGTTTTTTCTAGGTCGGCTAATATATTATTTTTAACATATATATATTTTTTATAATTATGTAAAGAGATTTTTTTAAATTTGTTACCATTATTGAAAATTACAATAAAATAATTGTTATGTTATATTAGTATCAGAATCAAAAAAATCGCAAATTGCTCATTTTCTTTACATTTTTGCACATTTCTCTCAATTTACACCATAACAGGCAGGATTTTAGTAGCATATATAGTATACTATTGGTATGTATTATGATTTAGCGACTTTTTCATTATTTTTTCTTTACATTTTTGCTCATTTTTAACTCATTTTAAAATATGATAATAACTTATTAAGTATTCACAAAAAAAAATAATACATATATGTTACTGATATATTTATATTTAAAACCATTTAAAATATGTAAAGAAAACAATGATTTTTGCGACTTTTTGAAAAATAAAATTATTTTAAATATTTTATTTTCAGATATGTTATAACATGGTACAGAATGCATATATGATAACAAAAACAAATATTAAAAATATATTTACTTTTTTAAAATTATTATATATAATATAAAATAGAACATTTATAAATGTCCAAAACCAAAAATATAAGAATAGGTTTTATCACTTTTTTAAAAGTAATATATTTCTTATGTATTATGGTAATAAAACTAAAAAGGGTAAATACAGGTGTATTTTATTTATTTAAGTTTATTTTTAAATATTTAAATTATTGTACAAATAATATAATTCATATGTTTTGTGGATAATTTATGGATTTTCTTCTGGTAGTTTAATTTTTTTATTTCTAGGTAATTTAATACCTAAAATTTTTTCAATACTAGCAATATTAGAATTTGTTAAAATTTCTTTATTGGATTCCCATCTATTTAATACTTGTACAGATACGCCAATTTTGTTTGCAAGTTCTTTTTGTTTAATATGTTGATCAACTCGTCTAGCAGCAATTATTTTTCCTAAATTATTAGATTGTTCTAATTTGGAATGTTCTGGGTTAGATGTTTTAGTACTATTTTTTTTTTTTAATGTTTCTTGTTTAGCATTATTAGAAATAGTATTAAACGTACATTGTTGCCAATCTTGATGATTCATGTAGTTAATTATATTTTATTGTGCTATAAAATATAATTAAAATTCAATTATATAAATAAATAATTTATATAATTACAAATAAAAATGATAACAAGCAATAATATGATAAAAAAAATATATATTTTGTCATATGAAATGATAATATTTATATTAAATATTATCATAAATTGATTTAACATATACTTGAATATTATTAGTAATATCAATATCGGGTGTAATAGATATATCATCAAGGTGTAATCCTGTTAGTGGTGAAGTATGTTTAGTTTCAAACCATTTTTTAATACACCGCTTATCATATATATTATTATCGCTAGTACGAACGGGTTCAATCATAATAGTTTGTGAAAGAGGACATAAATATTCAATGGGTGTATCATGTGAATTATTAATTTTATGACGAATATTTAAATCAGGGGATAGAATAGTCATATTATCTAATATGTTTTTCAGTTTGGAAGAATGCATAATAGTTCTTTTGGCTAACCGAACCTTATTATTAACAGGGTCAATTTGTTTAGCATAGCAATTATTTGGTTGAAAAATAATGTTCCTAATAGAATCATCGAATGGTAATGTGATAGTAGCGTACTCTTTATTATTAATATATTCATTTTCAATAATTTGATTGTGATTTTTAATGTATGGGTTCCAACATGAATAGTCTAATGCAAGTAAATTGTCAACATCGTCGTAATTTCCAGTAGACCATAGCCAAACAATAATTTCTTTATCATAAAGTTCCAAATCGTTGCTTGTCCAAAATGATGGTTTATCAGGTTCATATTTATCATCTAAAATAACAAAGTCTGGTATTTGTCCAAAAATAATTTTATCAGATTTTAGATAATCATTTGTAATTCTCCATTCATTATTATACATATAAGAATAAACAGTAATTCGATATGTTATATCGTGATTATCAAATACGATACGTCCAATAGATCGATATCCTTGGATTTTGAAGTTATTATTAGAATAATAATGAGGTGGTGTAGTTTGATACATAGGGTGATTAAAATGAATAGTAGCAGAGAAGAAATCGCGTCCAAGAAAAACATGTTTATCGTTGTTTTTAAAAGCTTTTTCAATAACACTTGCGATATTTTTAGGATAGTAATTAATATCAGATGAACGAGGGTCAATAGAATACCATGCGACCTTGATAGACATAGCTGTTAAAAATATAATAAAAAGAAGAAAAATGAAGAGAGTTTCAATTTTTTCGAAAAAATTTAAGATTTATTTATTAAGTTCAAAGCTTTTAAAATAATATTTTCTTGTTGTGATATTTTTTTAAAAATCAAATTATGATTAAGATAAATAGATATATATTTATTATTAAATAATTTGACAACAGCGGTAGTATTTTCTGGATTTTCAATATTTTTAAAACAACAGAAAAACCCTCCATTTTTTAAAGATAAATTATAAGGGTTAGAAATATTAACCCACTTAATAAAAGAATTAGGTGTAATGTCGTTAAAATTTTCAACATAAATATAATTTTTTAATTTTTTATTAATATGTTTTAAAGTATCAGAGTCATAATTAAGTTTTTGTAAAATATCATTTTTAGATTTATGAATATTATCAAATGAATAATCAATAAAATTTAAATTATCGGGATTATTTAAAGCAGATTTTAATAATTCATAATTCATAATATATAATAAATGAGGAATATATTTAAATAATTTAAATATATAATTACCATGTGTAATATTCAAGCATATAATTTCTTATTTTTTGTAAAATTTTACCAAAAATACTATATTTTTGGTTAGTTGTTAAATTAATAATTAATGTGATTCTTTCACCATTAATAGATTGTTTAGATACTTTGTGATAAACTTTATCGCCATTATAAACTATACCATTTCCTAAAGATATATCAATAATTTGTTCTTCTTTTTTTTTATTTTTAATAGTCAAATAAGATTCATTATATTGGTTGATATATAATGGAATTAAAACAGTATATCTAGAACCACTAGAAAAATTAGTATCAAAATGATAACTCATAAAATCATTAAAAGTATATAATTGAATAGTAAAAGATAGAGGTTCGATAAGAGGATCAATAAAATATAATTTTTCTTCATTAACTAATAATTTAATTTTGTTTAAAAAATCATCATTATAATATTTTTGAATAAAATTATTACAATTATTAGAAATATCATAAAAATTGAAGAGTTTGCAACTTGAATTATTAAAATTTTTAACAGGATCTTTTACAAGACCATTAGTATTTAACGATTCAATTAATTTTGGAGAATTATAACTAATATCTGTAGTAAAATAAGTAATTTTATCATTATATTTAAAATAACTAAAATAAGTATATATTAAAACGAAAAAACTAATAACAGTAAATGTAATTTTTTTATTTAAATTCATATTAAATTATATGATTATATATTTATATAATTATATAATTATATAAATATAAACTAAACAAAAAAACCTAAATTGTTTTTTTTATGATTGATTATAAATGTCAAGGCTTCTAGCACTGGCATCATTTGCTATTACAAATTTAGGCATCCAAAAATATGGTATTAATGAATCTGTTCCTTTATAATTTAAATTATATAAATATTTATAATAAGCTTGTTCATATGTTCTAGGAGGGTTAATTGTATTTTTATCATCTAATAATAAAGTTAAAGAAACAAATAACAAATGATTACTTTGATATAATGTTTTAATTTTTTCATTAATAATAGTATACCATGATTTTTTTAAACTGCTAACTCCGTCACTAAAAGCTTCTTTCTTTCTCCATAATATATTTTTAGGTAATAATCCAGGCATATTTATTTCGAATGCTTTTCGTATTAAATATTTTTCACATAATTTAAAAGTAGTATCTTGTTTTAACTGATTATTAATACAAATATAATAATCAACAAAATTTTTATCTAAAAAGGGTGTTCTAGGTTCTAATCCATGTGACGATATAGATTTGTCGCTTCTTAATACATCGAATCTATTGATATTTTCTAATAATCGTTTACATTCAATATTAAATTCAGAAAAATTAGGACATTTTCTAAAATATAAATACCCACCCATTAACTCGTCTGCGCCATCTCCATTGAAAATAACTTTATAATCTGTGTTATTTTTTATATATTTACCAATTAAATAATTACCAACACTAGCTCTAATGGTAGTGGTATCATATGATTCTATATCATAAATGACATGTGGTATGCTATCAAAAAATTCATCTTCGGTTAATATTATTTCAGTATGTTCACTATTAATATGTTGCGCTACTATTTTAGCATATTTTAAATCTTCAGAATCTTTTAATCCAATACTAAATGTAGCTAATTTTTTATTTTTATTTTTTAAATAGTCATTAACTAAAGCGGCTATTAAACTACTGTCTAATCCGCCAGATAATAAACAAGCAATTGGTCGTTCACATGTATCGATAACTCTTTTATGTACAGATTTTTTCAAAATATCAACAATATTGTTATATATAATATTTAGATCATTAAAATCATTATTATTATTATTAATGGTTAAATTGTAATCGGGTAACCTATAATAATTTAATTTATCAAAATAAATAGTATTATTATCTTGGCTGATATAAAAATAATGAGATGGTGTAAAATTATGAATATTAGATTTATCATCGCATAAATTATACAATACTTTTAAATCGCTAGCAAAGCCAAAAGTATTATTTTCGTTAAAATAATAAAGAGGTCTAACACCATGAGGATCTCTGCCTATGAAAAATTTATTAATATTAGTATCATATATAAAAAAAGAAAATACTCCATCTAATAATTTGATAGTTTTTTCTATGCCAAATTTAATATATAATTGTATAATAATTTCACAATCAGAATCGGTAGTTAAAATAATATTATAATCATGAGCCAATGATTTGTAATTATAAATTTCACCATTACATATACAATAAATATTATTAATATGGAATGGTTGATTAGACTTATCATTTAACCCATTGATAGCTAAACGATGAAATCCGATATATGTATTATTAATTTTTAATAATTCAGTATTTTCAGGTCCTCTAATTTTCCCCTTTTGAAATTCTTTTTTTATTAAATCAAAATCTTTATTAGAATTAATTAAAGCAAATATCCCACACATTAATAATTACAATAATTAAAAAATTATCTTTAATTATTATTATAATATATTTATTTAAAATATAATAATAATATAATAAATATGAAGAAAACCGATAATTACTATATGAATCAGGATAATATAAATAATAAAATATACGATAGAAATATACCAAGTAATAATATAGAACCAGTATTTGATCCAAGGCCGTTATCAATGAAATACAATTTAAAAGAAAAAGATACCAATGTAATCGAAAAGCAATATAATGAGTTTGATACAACTACGAATTTTTATCCAGGAACAAAAAAACCAACATTTTCACAATTTTCTAATAAAATAGATTTAGAAACAGAATTATTACATTACAACAATAAGTTCAATGTAAATAATAATAGTGATTTATATAATAATAATAAAACACATAACAATGAGTATTCAGAATTAACATCAGATTATTTATTAAAAAAACAAGAATCGAATTATATAAATGAAAATAATTTATTAAGTTTAGGTAATGATATATTTAATAATAATACACGCATTCAATTAAAAAATATAAAATAAGTGTATATTTAAATATGCAAAAAATAAATTTAGATTTTATAAAAAGAAATCACAATAATAAAATAAATATACCTATTAATAGTGAAAAATATAATAATAATACTAATAATAATAAGTTAAATAAAGATATAAAATTTTATAAAAAACGAATAAAAGATTATAATAGTAATTTATTGAATGAATTAATAAACAATAATGAAGAGAAAAATAAAATAAATAATTTAAATAACAAACACATTGAAATATATAAAACATATTTAGAAAATTTAATCAAATATTTTAAATTTATAGATTGTGAAAATCATTATCAAAAGGAATTAGAGAATTATAATAATTCTAATAATTCTAATAAGTCTAATAATTATAATAATATAAATATAAATGATATATCAAGCAATAATACAATAACAGATAAAAATATATTATTAGAATATAAAATACATAAAACCAATACAATAAAAAAATATTGTGAAACAAATAAATTATATGAAGAACCTAAAATTTTACCAAAAAAAAAAATAATATATAAATATAATGGTAAAGCAGACGCAAAAAAAAAAAAAGATATTTCATAAATTAAATTGTGCACCTAGTAAAAAAAATAAGTTAAAATTTACTTGTTATGAAAAAGGAGATATATATGACTTTAAAGAATTATGGAATAACAATAATCCATATAATAAAATAATAAGTAATGATCCACATATAATATGGAAAAAATTAAAAAGGAAATTATCAAATGTATGTACAAATGAAAAATGTTGGTTGGCACAAAATTTTTTAGATAATAATTATAACAAAAAATTAATATATAAATTATTTTCACCAAAAATGCCAAAAACATGGTTAGGAAACATAAATACATGGTTATCTAGTAAAGATATAATAAACTTAATGGAACAATATGAAAAATCATACAAAAATTTTAAATTTATTGGACCATCTCCTATAGATTTTGATACAAAAATGAATACTGGTAATTGTGTTTGGGAAGAATTATGTAAATTAAATTTATATAATTATTACAAAAAAAAAATATATAAAATAGGTATAATATTGAATTTAGATACACACGAAAAAGGCGGATCACATTGGGTGGCAAATTTCATAGATTTGAAAAATAAATATATATTTTATTTTGATAGTAACGGTGTTAATATTCCCAGACCAGTAAAAATATTAAATGAAAGACTTATAGAAAAATTTAGAACAGATAGTAATATAAAACTTACACCTTATGTAAATAGGTTACAACACCAATATAAAGATGGAACTTGTGGGATATATGCACTCTATGTATTGATACAATTATTAAGCGAACAATCAACCCCGTTATACCTTATGAAAAATAGAATACCAGACCTTTTAATGCAAAATATGAGATTTAAATATTACAACAAATATTGAGAAATAATATGTATATACTGATATACTTATATATATATACTTATATATATATATATATATATATATATGAGTAGTTATAACAAAAACAGGATAGTATCAGGCGACGAAAAAAAGCAAATTATATATTATCTTTATAAAAATAATAATAATATAGATTCAAAATTTAATATATATTTTAAAAATTTATTTGGTTTTGATATAAATAATTATAAAAGTGGAAAAAATTTTAATGAAAAATTTATTAATTTATTATATTTATCATATAATGAAATAAAAAAAATAAAAAAAAAAGATTATATGTTCATAGATTTTTATGAAGAGTTCTATTTCATTAGAAAATTAATTAATGATGGACTTTATATAGGAGAAGGAAGCGACGCATGGAAAAGAGGTGTAAACAAATATTTTTTCGAAAATCATTATAATTTTTTGATATATATTCTAATATATATAATAAAAATTGTAAAACATGATAAATCAGTAATATCAAGATCGGGATCAACATCAGGTTCAATATCAAGCTGGGAAAAAAAAAAGGATTATATAAATTTTATAAAAGAATTGTTATTTACATTGGAACAGGAGTCAATTACAGGTGTTTATGATGTAACATCAAATAATGTTAAACCATTATTTGAATCATTATATAAATATATTGGTAAATTCAAAGATGAAGATAAAATAAAAATATCAAATACCCACATTTCGGTTTGTATAACAGAATTGGAAAGAATGATTAACGAAAAACGAGAAGAATCAAATAAAAAATCATCAAGTTTAAATAGGTTCAGTAATACTTCTATAAAAAGACAAAAGGTATTAGGTGGTACAAAGAAAAAAAAATATAAAAAAAAAGACAAAAAAAGCAAATCAAAGACAAAAAAAGCAAATCAAAGATACAATTAACAAATATTTTCGGTTTTATTAAATTTATAAAAGAAAATTTAAAATATAATGCATAATTTGAAGATATATAATATATATGTTGATTATATATAATGTTGAATATACCAAAGATAGTTTTTATAGTTCCATTCAGAGATCGCGATAATGAAAAATTTGCATATTTGAGTATAATGAAATCAATATTAGAAGATTATGATATAAATTATTATAAGATATATTTTATAAAACAATTAGATAATAGAATATTCAATAGGGGAGCAATAAAAAATATAGGATTTAATGTTATAAAAAATGTATATCCAAATAATTATAAAAATATAACATTAGTTTTTAATGATATAGATATTTGTCCATTAGACAAAACTTATATAACTGATTATTCTACAACAGTAGGCAATATAAAACATTTTTATGGTTTTAAATTTGCATTAGGTGGTATAGTATCAATAATAGGTGCTGATTTTGAAAAAATAGGAGGTTTCGTAAATAATTGGGGTTGGGGATTTGAAGACAATCACCTAAATGATATTGCAAAAATACATAATATAAATATAGATAGATCAGTATTTTATGAAAAAAATTCTAAAAATTTTTTAGATATATATCATGGTAATTTTAAATATTTAAATAACAATGAAATTAAAAAAGCAATAAAAAAAAATAAATATTACGATAATTTAAAAACGTTAACAAATATAAATTATAAAATAGAAAATGAAAATCAGTTTAATTGGAATAATGAAAATACAATATATAATGTAAATGTAACAAATTTTGAAACTCTTATAAAATTTACCAAACTAATAAATGATTATAGAAAACATGATTTAAAAAATGGAAATATTATAAGAGAAAGAAATAATAATGTAATAATGAAATTTATATAAACTATTTAATTATTATTTATAATAAATAAATAGTTTGATTAAATCAATAATAAAACATATTTTATTATAGTCATCTTATCATATATCATATGATATAATTTTAAATTTTTTTGTTTATTATATTATTATATTATTAAATTAATGAAGACCCATACGTAATGTCATGCGATAATTATCAAATTTGTACTTTTTTAAAGTCATTATCGGATTTAGAAATAATTTTATGCAATTGATCTTCATTATGTTTTACAAATCCATTTTTAAATTCTTCAGGAATTTCAAAAAAACTAATTAATTTTTTATTTAATTGGTATTTCTCCAATAAATTATTTTCTTTTAAAATATTTTCAAAAATTTCAGGATTTTCATAATAATATTCTATAGTTTCTTTGGTGCATCTTTTAATTAATGGATTAATATTATCAGATTTATCGCCTTGAACAATTTTGAAAAATAAATTTTTATTACCATCAGCGAATATGTTTTTACCATATAAAAGATTTTTATTTTGTAAATTAATAACATGAGTATTTTCGTCAATCAATTGTAAATAATCATAATCATTAGCAATAATATATATATTATCATTTCTAGTTTCTCTAATATAATTTTTTAAAATAGCAATAATATCATCACCTTCTAATCTATTATATTTGAAGATGTAATCAATATCAGCATTATTTAAAAGACCAGAATTATATACATGTTTGAAAAAGTCAATACCAACAAATTTATTATTTCTAATTCGTGTTTCTTTATAATGGTTATAGAAATCATTTCTCCATATATGTTGTCTAGGACAATCGCATGCAGCGATAACAATTGAATTTTGTCTTGTAATTTTTAATTTTTTTTTTACATTTTTGATAGTATTTTTAATCATTTCATCAAATTTTTCAACAAATATTGGATTTTCATATAATGTGTTAATATCTAAATTTTCAATACATTTAGAATGTTTAAAATATTGAATTAACGCAAAATATCTATAGAAAATCCAATAACTTACATCAATAATTATATAATTCATATAATTTATTATATTTAACAATAAATTATAAATAAAAATATTTTCAATTTTATATAATTTTATTAATATTATATTTCTAAACTGATAGTATTTTTGTTACTAGTTGTTTTTTTTCTACCTCTTGAGTCTTTTGGTTTGACATTTTTCAATAAATCATTAATATTAGTTGTAATATTTTCAGAAATAGATGGACCATTCATATTTTTAATATCATTGTTATCAGCTAAAGCTGTTTGAGCAGCATTCAAATCTGGTCTTATGTTATTGTTATTGTTATTGTTATTGTTATTGGCATTGTTATTGTTATTGTTATTGTTATTGTTAGATCTAGATGATCTATTAGGTAATTGAGTTTCGACGGGTGATGGTGGACGATTAATATTATTTTGTATAATTTGTTCATGTTGATTTACTGAATTATTACCGCCTAATATGTTACTCATGAACCCACTGAATCCAGGACTATTTTGTCCCATAGTACTAACGGCGGCTTGACTGAATTGTTTCATTAAATCGGGATGTTGTCTCATAACTTCATCCATACCAGGCATAGCAGATTTGAATAATGTATTAGACATATGAACCATAATAGCGGAGCCCCCAAGTTGAAATAATAATTTTAATTCAGGGGACATTTTAGCTTTAGATTTATATTTCTCATGTAATTCCATAAATATATCATCGTATTCATCAATATTTTCATTGACTTGTTCGGCCCAACCGTCTAATTTAACCTCAAATGGATCAAATTTATTATTCAAAAATTCTAAACCATGTATACATGCCATGAACATTTTACCTTGAAATTTGACAGAATTATCTTTTTCTTTTTCATTTAATAACATTTCATATTCACCCATCATTTCTTGTAAATCACTATCCATGCCATATTTTTTAGTCAAATTAGCTCCTTTTCTTTCAAGAGCTTCTAATTTTTTTAAATATTCGAATTTTTTTCTTAATAATTCTTCTTCGGATAAATGTTCTTTAACATTACTATTATTAGGGATATTTTCATAATTATTGTAATCATCCCAAGTGTTAGTATCATTAATATCGGATGTTTTTTCACCAATAGATTTATCATTATAATTGTTGGCTTCTTTTACGGAAGTAATATTTTTTCCACTGTTAAAAATAGTACTAAATATATTTTTAGATTGTTTTTGATTATTTTTTTCATTATTTTCAATAAAATTTTCAAAAACATTATCAGTATTGTTATTTAAATCAACAGTTTGAATATTATCAATGCTTATATCATTAGTCAAATCATTTAACTCATTTTCTAATGAAGTAATATCATTAATATTAGGTTCGTTAATATTATTTTTATTATTGTTAGTTTTATTATCAGATTTATTCATTAATAATTCAATTCCTGAACCGAAATTAACACTTTGGTTATTATCATTATCTAAAATTATTTCTTCATTGCTTAATGAATCTGGTGTAATTTCAATAATATCCATTTATGTTTAAATAAGAAGTTTAATTTTTAAGTAAGACGCATAAATAAAATATAATTAATTATTAATTATTAATAATTAATTATTAATAATTAATTGTTATTTTATAAATTATATATCAATAGAAAAATTATAATTTAATATTAAATGTGAAATATTTTGCATAAAACAGTCAGCCAAATCATCTTTTTTTTTATTACTTTTAAAATATTCAATTAAATTTTTATCAATATTTAATTTTTCTAATATTTTATAAGTAATTTCTATACTTAATTTTTTTCTTTCATTATATGTTGTTTTTTTTTTATTTACGAATGGTTTGAGTTTATTACATGATGAAATAAACAAAATATTATCAATATTTTTGTTTATAAAATATTGAGCAACCATGCCTTGTATAGTTTTCATTCTATTAGCTTTTGGGCTAATTTGATTTTCTATTAAAATCAAATCAAATTGAGTTGTAAATAATTTGTTAAACATTTTATTAATATTAATACCAATATCAATTAAAGAAATATTATTTGTATTTTCAATTTCAATACAAGATAAAAATTTAGATTGAATAGAATCAATTATATAAAGTTTTTTATCATGTGTATTTAAATTATTGTTAAATGATATGTCGTATTCTTTAGAAAAATTAATTAATTCTTTTAAAGATTTTTTTTTGAATTGATTAATTTTATAATCTAAAATTTTATAATTAGTTTTTTTTGCATGTTTATTACAATAATAAATATTATCTATACCATATTTTGCATTATTTTTACAATCACAACAAATATAATTGCTGTTAGTTAAATTTATAGAATCCCAGCTAATAATATCTATTTTACTAGTATTTTTACAATATATAGTATGTATGTAAGCTAAATTTTTAATACCAATATCAATACTCAATATATTCATATAATTATAAATAATAAGTATATTGTAAATAATTTATAATTATTTTTAAATAATTTTTAATTATAAATTATTAATTATAAGTATATTGAAATAATTTTATAAAACTCTATTACAAATAGTGTAGGCTAATCTGGCTACTATATAATATAATAATGCTACTAATATACCAATAACCCCAACTAAAAGCATAGGACCTTTTAATTTTTCATTTTTAACAGACATAGAAGAAATTGATAATACAAATAATGCAATTATTTTAGAAAGAACAAGAAATAATGATATAAATCCCATAAACATAAATACAGAACAATAACTTTTATCAAGAGGACCCATAAATGTTTTTACTAAATCCATAACAATATATATATATTATATAATATAATATATTTTGTAAAATATATATTTTAATTGTTTATTTATTTACTTTGAAAATGTTAGATTGTTAAGTTTTTCTTTTGTTAAATAAATAGAATTGTCATTATTATTATTGTTTTTATTAATATTTTTTTTCAAATTATTATTTAATATAAAAGGCTGTGCTATATAATTATTTTTTGAACTAGTAAAATTACACGCCTTAACTTGATTAGTATAAATAATATCATCTGCATTATCTATTAAATATTTTCTATTTTTCAAACTATTATTATTATCAATAATATTATTACTATTTTTTAATACATTTCTACTATCAGCCATTAATGCTGAACAATTAATATAAACATTATTATAATCACTCATTATTATATTTATATAATAAAATAATAAAATAATTTTTAAGATTTAATTAATATTTTGTATTAATTTTATCAATTCATTTTTTTTTGTTTTTTGGGCCGTTTCATTATCTAATAAATTATTAGTTACAGCTATAGTTCTTAATACATCTATTTTAGTTTTATTAATATTTTTTATAGATTTTAAATCATAATCATTTTTATCAGTATCTGTATTGTGAAATGATTTTATATTTAAAATTTTTAAATCACTTTCAGATAATGTTATATCTTTTTCAAAAAAATTATTATTATTATCTATAATATCACTTAATTCAATATCATCATTATCTATAATATCACTTAATTCAATATCTGCATTATCATATGTATTATTTATTGTAATATCATTATCATTATTATTATTATTAATATCATTATCATTATTATCATTATTATCATTATTATCATTATTATCATCATTATTATTATCATCATTATTATCATCATTATTATCAGTACCATCATCATCTGAAGTATCGTCATCATCATCTGATGTATCATCATCGTCATCATCATCATGATCATCATCGACTGTATCATTAACGCTTAAACTATTATTGTCATCATTATCATTATCATTATCACTTATATTGTTATTAGAATTCAAATGATTATCATCATCAGAAACATATATTTTTGAAATAATATTATTGTTATCATTATTATTAACATTGTTATTATCATCATTGTTATTATCATAATCATTATCATTATCATTATTATCATTATCGTTGTTATCATAATTATAATTAGTATTAGTATTAGTATTATTAGAATACAATTGACTATTGAAAGACTGTTTACTAATCAAAGTATTATTGTAATTTACAATGAATTTTTGTAAGATTTTTCCTTGTTCAATTAAACTGTTTTCTAATATGGTTATTTTTTTATAAAAATAAAAAGTTATAAAACTACTTATAAAAATAACTAATAAAAATAATATAGAATAACCAGTGTCTAATAATTTTAAAAGTGTTTTCATATTTATAAAAATTAAATATAATTTTATATTATTTTTTACGAATATAATATTTGATAGAATATACTATTTATTAAATAAATATTATGAATTTTTGTATTTATTCAACAATGACTTAGGATAATTCATATTTTCTAAAACAATCAAACCGCCTTTATCATTGGATACTCCTTTTACTAAATTATAATTATATTTAAATTTATTATCGGGTAATTTAGTGATGCTCATTTTGTATTTATCAATATTTTTAACTTTTTTACATAATTTTTTGTAATGGGTGGTTAAAATAAAATTAACATTAGATCTATCATTAATATAATTAGTTAATACCAATCCACTTTTAACTGCTTCATCTGGATTAGTGCCGCTATATAATTCATCAAAAATACAAAAATGATTTTTATTTTGATTATTATTAATAGAATCAATAATGTTTTTGCATCGTCTGGCTTCGGCTTGAAACAAACTATCTCTGTTAGATGTATCGGGAATATTAATATAACTATGTAAATAATGATAGATTTTCAAATTAGCAGTATCATAAAATCCACAACCAATTTGTTGAGATAATAATATGTTAAACATAATAGATTTCAATGTAGTAGTTTTACCAGATGCATTAGGACCAGTTATAATTAAATTTTTATCAAAACTAATATTATTTTTGACTATATTAGATTCTGATAAATTAGTTTTATTTAAAAGTGGTGCATAATATACATTTTTTATTTTGTATTTATTATTGTTATTAAATGTACAATAGTTAATACTTTTATCATTAATCATTTTTTTTAAATGTGACATATTATTAATATATACATTAAGATCAAAACTATAATATATAGTTTCAATTAAATTTTTATCATTATTCAATAGATAATAATTTTTCATTAAATATCCAATATTAAACAAATTTTTAACAGGATAATTATTATGAGTAATATAATTCAACTTATCACGATAATTAATTAAATTAAATATATTATTAGCAATGGTATTATTGAAAGTTTTATATGATGCTAATTTTGAAGTAGTATCTAATAATTTATTGAATCTAGTTATGGATTTATTTATATAATCTCTGATATTATGTAATAAATCATTAATTTTGTGTAAATTATTGTAAAATTTTTTGCATAAAAATATATTTTGATATATTTGATAAAAATACATTATAACAGTAAAAATCATGTAAATCTTGCTACTTAAACTAGTATTATTAAAATTAAATATTAAATTTCCAATTGGATGTTTATTAAATATAGATTTTAAATATGTTAAATATTCATCCATAGTTAATTTTTTATTTTGTAATTTTATCATAAAATATGGTAAAAACAAAAACAATATAGGTATAAAAACACTTAATAGAGGAGATAATATATTATTAATACAATACATATTCAAAATATAAGAATTAGTGTTATATTTATGTAATATAGGTAAATCTATGTATTGATTATTAGATATAAAATTATTATCATGAGCAATATTTTCAAAAGATTCGTACATATTAATATAATCATTATCAAATGATAAATCAACAAAATTTTTTAACAAATTTTGCGTATCATTTATAAAACTAATATCGGTTGTGTAAAACTTTGACCATTTATTAGTAATATTTTGTTCTACATAATTTGTGGGATTGAAAACATAATTATATAAGTTTTTATTAGTTTCATTATTAGATATATCGTTATTAGATATATCGTTATTAGATATATCTTTAGAATTAGATTTAATATTATTAGATATATCTTTAGAATTAGATTTAATATTATTAGATATATCATTATTATTGAATAATTCTAAATCACATATCAAATTATTGTTTAAAGAAACTCTTTTATCGTTTAATTCTATTGGTAATTTAAAATTAGTTTTATTAAAATGAATATCTCTATTTATACCATATAAAAATTCATCTATAATAATTTTACAATCTAACATTATTATTTTTAAATAATAAAATAATAATATATTATAAACGAAAAATTTTTAAAAAATAATAACTATATAGATTATGTTTTGATAAACTAATCTATAAAAAATATTATAAAAAATATTATAAAAAATATTATAAAAAATATAATAATAATATTATTTAAATAATTTAAAAATTACAATCTAATGTATATATTAATAATTAAAATTTAATTTAATAAATGACAAATAATTATAGATATGATTATGATTATATTTTAAAAATAATAAATGATAAGGATGATAATGATAATGATAATGATAATGATAATAATAACCACGTGGTATTAGATGAAAATATAAAAAATATATTATCAAATGTTTTAGAAAAAATAAAAGAAAATTATAATAATATAAATAATTCTATAAATAACAAAAAAAATAAAAAATATAGTTATAGAAATAATGATCAAGTGAATAATCAAAATAATAATTTATCTAAAAATAATTATTTTAATAAAAATAATTATAGAACCAATAAAAATAATAATGGTGATATTAGTAAAAAATATAATAATAATAATAATAATATTAATAATAATAATAATAATATTAATAATAATAATAATATTAATAATAACATCAATAAAGATATATCAAACGTTGACATACTAAATGATATATCAAATAACAAAATTATGAATAATTTAACATTTAATATGAATAGAACAAAAATAAAAAATAATAATTCAGATATTCAAAATGATATTGAAAATATTAGGAGATTATGTAATAAATTAAGCGATGAAAAATATGACAAATTAAAAGACGAGTTATTTTGTTTATATACTATAATTAATAATACTTATAAGATAGATGATTTAGAATATATAAATCAACAATTTTTTAATGTTTTATCTTCTTCATTATTTTATAGTAATCTGTATGCGCGATTATTCAAAGATTTTAGTAACAAATATATAAATTTTAATAAATTATTGATAAATAATTACGAAGATTTTATTAATTCATTGGAAAATATTATGATTTCAAAAAACTGTACATTTGATGAAATAAATAAAACAAATAAACATAATGATAAGATAAAAGCATTAATATTATTTTATACAAACAATTACAATAATGATTTATTGGATGAAAATAGTATTATTGATTTTGTAAAAAAGATTCAAGATTTGTTAAATAATTATTTGATAAACAATATAAATAATCAATTATGTGAAGAATATACTAATATACTCCACATCGTATTATCTAATTCTTATAAAAAATTAGTAAAAAACAAAATATATATAACTATTTTTCAGAATATAGAAAAAATAGCTTTGAATAATTTTGATAATGTTACTATTAGTAAGAAAATATCTTTTAAACATAAAGATATGATTAATTATTTTAAATGTTAATTATTATGTATTAATTATTATGTATTAATTATTATGTATTAATTATTATGTATTAATTATTATATATATTATATAATTTATTTGTTATTTATTATATAATTTATTTGTTATTTATTATATAATATGGTTATTTCATCTATAAATTACAAAATTAATTATAATGAATCAAGAAATATTGATAATGATGATATAAATCACGAAACAAACATATTTAAAGGTGATTTATATGGTAAAAATATTTCTTTTGTTTTAGGAAAACCTAAATTTGATTATATAACTAATAATATAGTATATTTTAATGTATATTTAGTAAAAACCAATAATGAATTTACAAAAATAGGTTTATATGAATCAAGTGATAAATATTCAACAATATTGGATGAAAACAATGAAATTATAATAAACAAACTAGATAAATTGTTATTATTTTCATTTACATCTAATTTAATAAAACAATTACCAGATATACACGACTCTTCATCAAAAAAACAAAAACAAAAACAAAAACAAGAACAAGAACAAGAACAAGAACAAGAACAAGAACAAATTGAAGAAGAAGATGAAACATATGACGAACATGAAACACAGGTAGTAATAAAACCTTTAAATGAACAATCAAAAGAAGAATCGTATAAAGAATATGAATCTTATATAAAAAATGATTTACATAATTGGATTGCACAATATTTACAAACAACAAGATATACTATACATGATAATGAGGGAAGTGGAGATTGTTTTTTTGCTGTATTAAGAGATGCTTTAGAATTTATTGGTAAAAAAGAAAGTGTTCTTGATATTAGAAAAAAATTATCAAGTATAGCTGATGATACAGTATTTGATACATATAAAAAAAGATATAATGAATTTTACAATTTTTACAAAGATTTGGATGAAACAAAAAAAGAAAGTAAAACATCAATAAATTCTATCAAACTTAAATTAAAATCATCATATTTATTAACAAGTGAAAAAGCAAATTTATTAGAAGAAGTTAAAAAACAATATAAAATATATAAAGAATCAAGTGAAGATATCAAACATATGAAACAAATTTTAGATGAATTAGAATTTATGAAAAATATAGATACATTAGATAAATTTAAAAAAGTATTATTGACTAATAAATATTGGGCAGATGAATGGGCTATTACCAATTTAGAAAAAATATATAATGTTAAATTTATTATTTTAAGTAAAGTCAATTACCAACATAACGATAAAGACAATGTAGTTCAGTGCGGAGCAATAGATGATTCAATATTCAAAAACATAGATGGAACATATATGGATTTCAAACCAGATTATTATATTATAACCAGTTATGAAGATAATATACATTATAAATTAGTCAAATATTTAGATAGAAGTTTATTAACTTTTAAAGAAATACCATATATAGTTAAAGAATATATTGTAAATAGATGTCTAGAAAAATTAGCAGGGTCATTTTCTTTGATTAGTGATTTTGTTATGTTTAAAAATACTGTTTCAACTTATAATAAATCAGAACCAAAATCTTTACAAATTATTGATCATTCAAAAGATAATACGTCGCAAGATATTGAACAATATCAATCGCAAATAGAAGAACAAAAGTCTATAGAAAAATTTAATAATATATTTATAATACATAAACGAGCAGCAGATACAACGCCTGGTAAAAATATAAGTACTGGAGAAAAAATAGATACTATTAATTTCAAATCTGAAAATATTAATGAATTAAAAAAAATAAAAGATTGGCGTAAAAAATTAGATAATTCATATGAAGCAAAAGATTTAATTATAATAGATGATAAATCATATAATTCTATTGATGAATTTATAAAAATTAATAAATTAAATAAAAAATCAATAGATCAAAATATATTAGAAAAATTATATTTATTGAAATTTAATAATATAAATTATCCAGAATTAAAAAAAATATTAATTTTAACAGATAATGCATTGTTAATGCAATATACACCTAAAATCGGTATTAACCCACTTAATTTGTTAATGAAAATTAGAAAAACATTTTTATAAATATTTAATTGTTATATATATATATTAAAATTATAATTATTATATATATACTGATTTAATAAATGAATGAAACAAATAAAAATTTAATACAAGTCGATACATATACCAATATTATCATAAATAATACTGATAGCGGGGGTAAGTATTATACATTTAATAATGAAACAGATGATTGGCAGAAGAATGCTGAGAAGGAGAAGATAGAAGCGGACCGCGCTCGGGTGGCTGCAGCGGAGCAAAGCGTGCGGGTAGATGCGAGAGTGCGTGCAGAGGCGGCAGCACATACAGAGAAGCTGGAGGAGAGGGTGGTGGCGGCGGATGCGGCGGCGGCGAGAGCGGAGATGGCGAAGGCGGCAGCGGAGGCGGCGGCGATGGAGGCGGAGGCGAGGGAGGCGGAGGCGAGGAAGGCGGCGGTAGCGCTCCAGGATAGGATGAATGATATTACCAATGGCAATGGTGAGACTGATGCAGGGGAACTCCGTGTGGCTGAGGTGACGGCGGCGGCGGCGGCGGCAGTGGCGGTGGCAGAAGCGGCGGAGGCGGAGGTGGCAGCGGCGGCAGCGGCACTCTTGTCGGCAGAGGCGGAATCAGTGGAGGCGGCAGCTGCAGCTGCTGTGGTGGTTATGGCGGCGGAGGTGGATACGGCTAGTTTGGTGGCGGCGGCGGCGACGGCGGCGGTGGCGGCGGTGACGGATACAGACCGGAGAACCGTGTCTTCATCGGTGGCGACGGCAGCAGAGGCGGCAGCAGCGGCGGCGGTTGTGGTGGCGGAGTGGGTGGCGGAGGCGGCAGATGCGGCTGAGGCAGAGGCAGCGGAGGCTGAGGCGGCGGAGGCGGCGGAGGCGGCTTCAGAGGAGGCGGCGGCGGCTTCGGAAGCAGCGGAGGAGGCGGCGGCGGAGGCGGCGGCAGCGGCGGAGGTGGCTGACATGTCGGCAGCGGCGGAGGTGGAGGGCG